GCATCATTTCCAACAAGACCAAGTATATCATTTTCAAAGACATATGTCAAGCTTTGGTTAACTTTTTTATGTTTTGTGTACCATTTTTCACCTTCTGGTCCTGTCATTTCACCAACCCATGTTGAACTGCCATAAATGAAATTCGCCAAATAAAAGTTACGCAATTCGTCCAGTGAATACTTACGGGACAATTTGTAGAATTGATATTTTGCTTTATTCTTTAAAAAGTTATCCTGTGACACGTTAGTTTTTCCGTTGTATCGGAAATAATCATAGGATTTAGAGGTGAAGTGCAACTTCATTGCAGAATAAAGTTTGTATGCTTCGAAACCAGTATTTTCTGTCATATCTATTATAAATAAGTGTAGGTCACCGAATTTATGAACTGTACAAAGTCCAACATTTCTTCCAAATTAAAAAGAAAACCGGATGAATATTATATCATACAATAGGTAACCGACTCGACTTTTTAATCAGATTAACTGATTGTGCTTCTTCTTTGATACGTGCTTTAAGGTGTGATGAAATCAATGTGGCAGCCACCTCAATTTCAATACCAGATTCTTCACATATTTGAATGATTGCGTCCATACAATGAACACCGTATTGTTCGGCAATCTCTTCAACTTTCAAAGAAAATTCACGGATTTCATCTTTACTTGGCATTATTTGACCTTCAATGCATAAACCATGCAAAGGTTATCGGCTTGTGTTGCATACGCACACTTAACAGAGATGGGATCAATACCTTTTTGAATGGCGGTGTCCATGTTCTTTGCCATGTTGTTTCGATCATTTGTATTTGACAAATAACCACTAATGATTACCGATACAACAATAATGGTGATACACACCAATGAGGTAACAACAATTTTCATATGTGAATCTTGGTTTTCCATGTTAAATGATTTCCTTGTTTCTATCAATTGAGTCTCTTTCGGAACGGTAGAAGATGTGTCTTCCGATTTGTTTGACTTTCTCCAAGTGACGCCATCCAGGATGGACGTAATCCGCATGATAGTATGTCGAACCTTCAGTAACATCGTTCTGCCTCTCGTAGTTTACAATTAAGTTTGTAGCGAGTTCCAAAATTTCATTATATAACTTTTCGTCATGTATTGTCAAGCCTTTTCCATTCTTCTTTTCGCAATACCAAGAAAACTGACAGGTTTTACCAGTCTTCTGTTTGACCACGGAGCAGATAGTGTCTGCATATCCAGATTGCACACGGTTAATAGTTACGAAAGCAACGGCCTTCTGACCCTCAATAGGTTCATAAGCGGCTTCATGGTAAATATTTTGTGCCAAACAAGTTACTTGGACTTTAGTGTCATCAGGTAACGCATTGTATGTGGTCTTAAAAGGCAGGTTATAAGTATCAACGTTGATACAAGAAACCATCAAGATGATTGCTGAAAAGAATACTGCTAAAAGTATGAGTTTACTTCGCATTGAATTCTCCAGTTGAAAAAGGTGGGTTTTGTAAGAACCCACCGAAACTTATAGGACTCTTAGAAAGAGAACTTTGCACCTACAGCAACAGTATTGCCGTCATACAATTTGACTTTACGGTCACCGTCTTGATAACGATAATCAACAGTCAAAGCCAATGATTTAGTAACTGGAACAGAAACACCTGCACCAACTAGAGCAACATAGTGCTCATTGCCTTTAACACCAGTCTTGTCCAAGTAACCTAGACCAGCCTTAGCAGTCAAAGTTGCTGAACCCAAAGTCAAAACATCATAACCAGCGACTGCGCTGTATTTGTTCAAATCACGTTTGGCTTCACGGTCAGCTTCAGCGGTAACACTGAACTTGCCAAAATGTTGGCCAACAGTCAAACCATAACCAGTGCGGTCATTCTTGCTGTAGTTGTCGATAGAACCATTAACACCAACTTCAACGGCCGATGCAACTCCAAATGCAGCCATCAAAGTGGCCAATAGAACTAACTTCTTCATTAAAAAACTCCTTTAAGTTAAAATTAAATGCCAACTGATTGGTTAATAAGGACAGTTGGCGAAACCCCAGACGGTGCTTACGCAGCCATCAAGAAACGTTCATCGTTTGCGTTTATTTTTGATTTAGTGTTTACGTCAACTCTGACGGATAGCCTGAATATCTTACTCTTTACCCTGTCGAAACCATGGCAGGCCCATTAGGAGTAATACTGGAATACAGTTTATAAGCGAATCTTTGAAGTTATCTCTTGACCTTACGGCTACATCGCTATCCAATATTACTTCTGGTGGACCTGGCGGGAGTCGAACCCGCGTCCAGAACACTTTTCTTATACCAAGTTTACTATCATTATTAGCGCACCGATTCGGTGTGCTTACCTTTGAATGATTTCTTTAACAATTTCATCCAGAGTTTCTTTGCCTTGTCGAGATTATGTTGAAACTCGGCACGGTTTAATTTTTGAACTAATTTTTTGACTTTCATTGATTTGGTACCAATACAATCTTTTTAGTGTTTGTTTGAGGGTCAATCATTTCTTGCCAGTGATAACCTAGTGGTGGTGCTTGCACAACTGGTTGTTGCACATACACAGGTGGTTGTTCAATAATCACAGTTTTAGGTTGTGCCAATTCATAACCAATTACACCACCCACAACGGCAGGTGCTACCCAACCGAATCCGGGACCGTAACGATAACAACAACGGTGTTGTGCAGATGCTGCGGTCGCTAAAGTTGCAAATAGAAATAAAGTAATAAGTTTCTTCATGTCTCGTATCCTATCAGAAAGTTTTAGACTTGTCAAGCGTTTTCTGGTAATAATGTATTGCTTCAACCAATCCATCGATGTGGTCACCAGTCTTTTCCTTGAAAATCAATGGTTCGGAATCCTTCACGGCCATGATGATTATTAGGTTATTTATCGGAATACCAATTAATTCTTCATACATGAGACTGTATGCTGTGGTTTGCCAGAAGTAATCCATGATGGAATCTCTTGATTTTGGTCTGGATGCAGTCTTAAAATCAATGACTGCCAACTCACCTTCATACTCAGCGATACAATCCACACGGCCGGCCATCCCTAGTTGTTTAGACCATAGTGCCGCTTCCTGATAATGGATGTTGTTAATCTTATTAAGATATGGTTTGATAGACAGGAAGTATTCCAACGCATCAGGCATGATTCCACGCATGTAATCTACTTTGTTGTTCAAGTAGTTCTCACAAATCGTGTGGACGTTCGTTCCACGTGATGTGGCCTGTTTACTGATACGATTGGCTTCTTCCTCACCGACACGCTTACGCCATTCAAAGAGTGCGGCCTTCTTTTGGGCACCAAGAACAGTGGTTACGGAAGGTAAACGAGTACCATCTTCTAAGGTATAATATCTTTTGCCGTCAGGAAAAGTCTGCGATTTTAAGTCGGCTAAGACTTTAGGTGGGCAATAATTAAACATAATTCGGTTATTCATTTGGGAGTCTTACTATATCATTTTCAAATGAGATTGTCAAGGTTATTCTAACAATAAATTTTTGGAACGCATGGATTCAACTATATTTTTCCACGGAATATCATCGTCATTAGATGTCCTTGCTGAAATAGACCATCTTGGTTCATTTCCCATCTTAATACTGTGTGGAATGTTTACTTGTACCAATGTTACTTCTGAACCTATTGGTGTTCTGTCTACTTCGGTTAATTCGTCAAAACCCCAATTTTTATACATTCCATTAAGATCATTTCTCATAACACCACTACTGATGGGTTCATCATACCACACCATTTCACTGCCTGCGCCACCTATAGTCCAATTGATGGCAAAATTACATAAATGTTGGTCGATGTTACTTTTATCTGATTTTGTTACATCAATATGAGCAAAATTGGAACTAGCATTTGCCGCTTTATAGAACACCATTGCATACTTTATCTTTAGGCCTTTAGTTTCCATGTACTCGAGCCATTCTTCCGTAAAGATTTTATTGGCGGAATAATACCAAAAGGACCTATCTTCTTCAGGAACTTTGAGGTCTATTTTTAATGCATTAGTTGTATCTATATCCAGTCTATACCAGCATTTTGTCATTACACTATCTTACCTACAATTATATCTTCTATGTTGTAGCCCATTCTTTGTAGAATCGGCCTGAAATCGTTTGATTCTTTGATGTGCCATGTAATCTTATTTACACCCATTTCACGCATAACCTTCTCAGAATATTTGATGAGTTTGATGCCCGTCATGCCTTGACGATATTCTTTTTTCAGGAAGATAACATCATTGGATGCAACCAGTAGGTCTGCATAGTGAATGTGATAGTCAACAAACCATGCACTGTATCCGATCAGTTTACCTTCGTCAGAAGCAGTGATGTAGACAAACTTGCCTTGTTTTTCTCTGCGGTCGTATTCTTCCCAGTTTGGGTTGAGTTTGACAACATGTTTATTGAGTGTGAGTTCTTCGTAATGCTCGTCAAGAAGTGAGAGCATTTCTTCTTTGCAGTCTAATACAGGTTCAACATTAAAAGTAATCATTCTATCACCATAAACGATTGTAATTTTCTTATTTGGTCTTTCACTTCGTCCAAGTTTTGGATGTATTGGGTCACATCAGTGTGTTGGTCTTCACTTGTAATTATATATGGCACACCGAGATCGGCCTTACCTGTAATCAGTTCGTCAAAGTCAATAAACTTTCCTAGGCCTGCGGTAACTATATTGTTTTGTATGTGTTCCGTTCTCAAAAAAGAAATATAAAGACTTTCAACCACACTCATTTCAACATTTATGGGTTCACTTTCTTTCTCTGCATCATAGTTATAATTGTAATATGTGATTAATCTACTCAAGAATTGTTCAAACTTATTTTTTCGGCGAGGACACAAAAAGAAATGGTTTTTTAGGTGATGTATGAAACCCGGAATCATAAAGAAATTTTCAGGCCATGTTGTCACAATACTAGGTGAAACACCAACATAACGTTTATATAATTCCATTCTTGTTGTAACATCTCTCGTATGTTTCAACTCATCAACAACTGGATTAATATTTCTATTGTTGTGTATCGTACTTTGTTGTTCAGCACTCATTCTTTTTGCATAAGGTTTCTTTTCATGTATCAACTTTGCTGAATACGTGTTGAAAAATTCACCAAAGTTATGGTAACCATTCTGTGCATATGCATCAGCCAATAGTTTTGTACCTGAACGAGGATAACCAAATATAACAAGTTTATCGTATTCCATTAATAATCTCCTGTATCACACCACCATTCTGTTGAAAATCTTTAATCACGTAATCCGCAACTGGTGGTTCAAACAACTTGTTCGTGTCTTCATATTCACTTGTTTGTTTTGTATTCATCCACACTACAATGTCTGCATCAATTATATCTCTCATCTCCACTAACGGACAAACAAGGTCGCAAATTGCAATTCTACCGTATGAATTTTCTTCATCAGCAAGTTCTCTCATTCTACGTGCTTGACGAATTCTACCCTCATAACTGAAGTCCCAATCATTGTATTGTTCTCTGATCGCATCTGCATTTAACCACGTTACTAAAATGCCTTTCCGAAAACATTCAGCAGTAATTGATACAGAAAACTTTGTTTTGCCGCAACCAGGCAAACCCATAACTAATAAGCGTTTCATTTTAATATATTCCATCCACGTTTCCAGTCTGTTGTGATGTAGACTGCTTTGTTTTTTATAAGTTCAGTTGTAGACCTATACTTTCTCCAAGATGGATACTTTATCTTACTTTTAGTGTAGTCATCATCTTTTGTAAATTCATATAACTGTTGCTTGAGAGCCATCTTATAATTTCTTATGTCATTACCAGCATACTTAACCTCACATGGTGTTGATACTGCATAATCATTCCAACCTTTGGTCGAACCAAAGTGAAAGAAGTTTTGGTCTAAGTTTATGTTTTCTGTTTCAAGTATCCACATCAACTGTTCGCTCTGGTAGTTTAGTGTATAATCCATCCACCAAAGTAAGTCTTTGACATTTTCTAATGGCCTAGGACAAGCACCAATTAAATTAGTATATAACTCCCGAGAATGTGGAGTTAAGTCTCTTAGAAAATTTGGAATAGATTGAAACAGTTTTATGGGTGATATTCTGTCATACTCATTGATACCAAAAACTGGATCAATACAATGGCCAGTAACCACAACACCATCTACAATCGAATCTAGTAGATGACTATTATCGGTAAAACTAAAGTTTCTTGTTTCTAGTTGATTCTCGATGTACTTTTTGTAGAAAGATGGATATTCTTGTATTGAATACTCGTTCATCAAAACAACAATTCTATCTTTAGGTACAACTTTAAGGAACTCTGCAAGAACCAAAGTAGAATCAATACCGCCACTCCATGCAATGTATATCTTTTTACCTTCAGACCGACTTAGTATGTGTTGAACACTATCATAACACAACTCACTTACAGTCTTAGGAGTACACAACTCACCAATTGGTGTTATTATTTCCATCTCTGGTTGAACAATCATAGACTGTGTTCTATCGACAACGTGATGGAACATAAATGGTTGTGTGATTGTGGGAGTAATACCTACATGATGATAGTATTTCAAAATAGTTTCCTCTTCAAAAAATCCTGAAACTCTTCCTTAGAAACAACTCGTTCAGGATATTCAATCACAATGTTGTAATTTATATACTCTTGTTTAACCCTATAGTTTTCATTAGCGAAACTATCTTGTGGTCTTACGTTTAACCATTCATTGTTTGTCATTCCTAATAACCCATATAAAGTAACCACCAATGTCAAAATGACTAAAGAGATTCAATCTAGGATTCTCATGGTGTTGTTTGTGCATCCATTCACCACACATCGGTATGATGAACTCTAATATAGGTAGGTTTCTAGGTTTATGACTTATATGAGCAAATATATTGTGCAAGTAACTGGTGAACAAATAACCAGTTACAGGAAGAACATATGCAAAGATAAACAAGTCAGTATCGATTGCTAGAAGTGTAAGTGATGTAATGAAAGCAACAGTTGCGGAGTGTTTGACCCAAAACCTATGTAATGAATCTTTCAACAAACGCAATATAAATCTTGGTGCTTGTATATTGTTGCGGTCTTTAAACTTGGTGAATTGACGCCATGTAGAATCATATGGGTCAGCAAGTGTATCTGAGTACTTGTGATGTGCAATGTGTACTGATGCCCATTCAACAGGTGATGAATTCAATGATGCAGTTCCAATGAATCCATAGATGAATTGCCAGAACTTATTGCACTCGTAAGAATTGTGGGAGAAGTATCGGTGATAACCGGATGTTATAGTTGTTGCTATAAGAAGATACACTATGAACGACATGATAAATTTCACATCGAATCCATAGTGTAGAGATATTAAACATAATAAAGGCAAGAACAACAGTGCACCTACTGTTCTTTGCCATGCATGGGTTTTCATTTTACCAATAGAGCATATGATGTTGTGGTTGATTTATTTTGTGCAACCGTATCACCCGAACGCACTCGAATCTGGCATGGGCCAACAAATGTTTTATCTTTGACTACAAGTTCACCTCTTGCAAGGAACATATTTGTTCCATTTGGTAAATTATATGACCCATTTGGTTCTACAAACACAGAAGAAAGATTTGGTAGACCATCTTGATTCACTTTATGTGATATACAGAACCATTCAGTATTTACAGGATAAGATACCTCTAGTGTTCCTGCTGAACCACTCTTAGCAATGGTCTTTGCATATGCATCACCGTGTTCCACGTTCAACCATCCCGGTGTTCTATCTTCTAATACTTCACCGGTATCTTTTACTTTGAGTTGTGAGATGCCATCTGTATAAAAATAATAACCAGATGTGACTAGGCCATCTTCACCTAAGTCTACGTTTCGAGTATCACCCTTATCAACGTTACATTTTATAAATGCTGAACCAAAGGCAGCATAGGGTTTATATTTTGTTGTCATACTGTAGAATCAATAGTTTCTGCTAAGATTTTCTGAATCATTGAACCCAAATACAATTCTAGTTGGTCTTTTGGTGACAAACCACCGCCAGGAACAGGTGCAATTCCACTCAAATAGTTTTGCGCCGGCATTTCATAATTATTAGTTCCGCCTGCGGAAACAATATCAAAGACATTCATAAAAATCGTGTCATCTTCTAATGCTTCAATTTCATGCCACTCGTTTGCAACCAAATTGACTGGTTGACTTGTTGCAGTCATCTCGGCAGATTTACCTTCTTTTCTAATTATAATCTTACCTGCATGGCAAAATACTAGATGAGAATAAAGATGTTCATGTTGAGGTAAACCCTCTCCCTTTTTCACATGATATACTTGTAGAGAAGTATTATTGTGAGTAATACTAAATCTAGGTTCAATAAAATTTATCATAGTGTATTAGCACCCTCAACGACTGGTTGTAGTACGATTGGTGGAACATAATCACCGATTGGACCATATTTTCCATCTACAAGTTCTTGAAACAATTGGCGACCATGTGGTTCTATGTCTCCAGAACAAGCTGTAAAAGGTATAACCTCATCACCCAAATGTTCAACTGTTATATAACAATCAACTCGTGACTTGGTTGAATCTGACCAAGAGGGATTTGAAACAGAATTAATTTTAACCATAATAAAAACTCCTTAAGAAATTCGTAAAAAAAGCGAAACTGTATCTGGGTTTCCAGAATTTCTAGCATAACCCATACATCTCCATGTACCTGTAGCATATCTCCAATATTGTTGAGTGGTTTTACCTGAACCATAAGCTTCCCAGTATATACCATAAGAAGTAGTATAAGCTAAGCTACTACCAGCAATTGTTGATCCTGGTTGTAAAATTGTGCTAGATAGGTTTTTCAAAAATGCATATGTACCAATGTCTTGTGTTGCATAATGGTATGTTGGACCTGTGCCGCTGTTATTATCATATGTTGATGTAGAAATGTTGGCAACAAAATAACTTGCTGTATAGTTTTGTGTGTGGATATTGCTATATTGCAATATGTTAGAACTGGATGGACCTAAAATTACTGACATTTATTATTTCCTTAAGCGTATCGAAGCCATACAGTAACAGGATCAGGGTTACCACCTAAACTTGGATTTCTAGAATAACCCATACATCTCCAACTTCCCGCAGGAGAAGTGCCGGTATAACAATACCAGTTAGCACCATATGCATTACTATAATACAATGAACTTCCTGCCAAAGTATTTCCTGGAAGATAGTTTGAAGAACCTGTATAGTTTCTTAACAAAGCATAAGTTCCAACAGCACCCACACTTTGAGCGGCTACGGTAAGTAGTGGTGTGTCGGAATCGGTTGATCCATCGGGATAAGTTACGCCAGTGCTATTTAATGTTGTTGACATAATGTTTCCTTAAGAAATTCTAACCCAAAGTGTTGCATTCCAACCGTTGGTTGAATCTGCCGATTGACTGGTACCTAATAGTTTCCATGTTCCCGCTGGAGAAGTACCTGAATAACCGTTCCAGTTTTGACCCCATGCATTTGTATAATAAAGACCAGAACCTGCAATATTTGTTCCCATAGGGGAACCATAACCATTCCTATTATAAGAAACACTTCCGTTAGGACGCAACAAGGCATAACTACCAACAGCTCCAACCGAATGGCCTGCAAAGGTGTTCATATTTGAAGTCGTTTGCGTAGCATCTAAAAAAACAACGCCTGATGAGTTTATTGTTGCTGACATTTTTATTATTTAAAAGAGTTAACTACCCCTATTTATAACCCCATTTTATCGCACGCCACAATCCAAGACTTCACCAAACTACTTCTCACAATGTCATCCGGAGTGAAGTTAATCTCACTAAACTCACTCATATGTCTAGCCACATCCAAAAATGATTGCAGTCCAGATACATCATTTCTACTCTTAATTAGGTCATTTTGTTTCAAGTCACCAATAAAGATAATCTTAGAACGGTGACCAACACGAGAGATAACCGAATTCAACTCATGAAAAGTCATAGACTGACACTCATCTACGATAATAATAGAATTATCAATAGAAATACCTCTAATAGCAGTAGTAGATATGAATCTAGCATGACCTTGTTCTTTCAATCTATCCCAT